AATAGGTATATCCATTAACATATAGTTGTGCTTGAATACCACCTGCTTCATCTGTGACCGATCGTGTAACTGCAAATTGTTGGTTTCCAGTATTGCCTTGCCAAGGAACTACAAATAATTTTTTACAAGCATTATTACCGGCTGCGCCGATTGTTACTCGTTGAAGAGATGTTACGCTTTGAGTTGTATTTGTACTTGAAATTGCTTTAGCAAATCCAACTCCTCCGGAATTACCGTGATATCCTGTAAAAAATAGTGCAGCATTTTTTCTAACAAAGTTACCATGACCAGTATTGTATATTTGATCAGTATAACCTGTAATCTTAGCAGGAGATCTCCATGAACCAGTATTACCTTGTCCAGTTTGTCCATGGTTATTTCTTCCCCATGTCCATAAGTCATGATTCGGATTGGTCCAAGTAGAAAAGGTTGAAGAGTTCTTCCGTAAAGCCCATACAACGTTTTGTGTTGTATTATTTTGCCAATGATTAATTTGTAAATCAACAATTCCTGTTAATCGAGTTTGATAATTTGGAATAAAGGTACTTGTAGTTGCACTAAGAGTATATGATGTTGCATTTGTTGTTCCAGGACTATTTGGAAACAACCCGTTCTTTAATGCATTTGTTCCAGAATATGGATATACTCTAAAGCGCGTATTCTTTCTTTCGTTATTACCATCGCCAAGAATTACAAAATACCAATAATTATTTGGTAATTTAATAGCATCTAGGTTTTTAAGGCCATGTGGTTGAGAATCTTTCCTTCTAAAAATTCGTGTATTACCGCCATCATTGACCATTGGAGAACCAAGATTTCGATTAATTCCGTCATGAACAGGTACCATAAATTGATTATTTACTCCACGCGTAGCTTGGTTGCCTGATTCATAATATGCGTTTATTCCCCAATGCCATAATTCATTAGCGTCATCGTCGCCTTCTTTTCCAACAATAACAAAATGATCCCAACAACTAGAAACGATTTTCTTAATATACCAAGGGTAATCTGAATCATAATTTGCATTTTCTGGAGTATAGAAGTTAAAGGATTTGTTTCCTGGAGACTGAACTCTTTCTGGCTCTCCGTTAGGACTGCCTGTTAATGTTTGAGTTGAGTTTCCATATTCCCACCAAAGAACGGCTCCCATTTGAGTTTGCCCCGGCCCCCAGATTATTGGACCTCGTGCGGTCGTTGCATTAGCGCTGTTAGCAGATGCGTTTTCATACCAATAGTTAGCATTAAGATGACCTCCAGAAATTACACGACCACGTATTGTTGGTTTGTTTATTCCATCATCTTCGTTATTGCCTGTAAAGAATTTAGCATCATCTAAATCATAGCCATCTTTAGTAATAACATGAAATCCATTTCTTCTCCACCAATAATCACCTGAGAGGTAAGTATCATATGCTACTTGTTTTATTCGAATATAATTACATTTATTAGAACTGAATATCGCGGTTGCGTTTGGAACCATACATGGTATCGGCGTATGATCTGTAATTTGATCAACAGTTAACCCGCTTGCACTATTTGAAGTCCAATTGTTTTCTGGGTTTATATACGCGCCTTGCCCGCGTAATCCATAATAATTTGATTGATAACCCCAAGCATATGGAATTCCATCTTCATCAATCATCATCGTGCGATGACCATTTGGAACGATTTCTTTTGCCTTTGCCCATGTTCCAGTAATTGGAGATAGCGCTGCAATTGGCGCGCCATCGGTATATTTTTGAGTTCCATAATCATAGTCATCACTATGAACTGTTGCCATCTTATCATCAGATGTAATATACATCCAATTTTGATTTAAATTTGACATTGAGGTTCCCCAAAGTTTATTACCGGTTGACCCTGTTAGATATACTTCATCCTTAGAATTCTGATTACCTGAACTAGTGTTAGCGTTTTCAAATATTGTCAAGTTACCTTCACGTGCAGGTAATTTCCAAATACGGCCAACGTTTTCAAAAACATTAATTCGATCTAAAAGAATTTGGTTTTCAGCTTCAACCGATGCAAGAGTATTTGAAAGAGATGTATTAACTGTGGTTTCTAAAGTATCAACCGTGGTATTAACAACATCAAGTTGATTTTCTAAATAACTTTTACTTACAGCATCTTCATTTGCAACAGGCCACTTCGTTCTTAATTGGCCTGATGTTGTATAACCTGCAACGAAACCATTTTGAGTATCTGCAAAATACGGATCAAAGGTGCTTCTTACATTAAGTTGTCTTCCACTATTTGTAAGATCTATTGTTTTACTGTTGTAGTTTACTGCAATAGATCCGCCATTAATATCAAGGAATGATTGTTGAACTCCAGCAGCATCGAAGAGTTTAATTCCAGTACCTCCAGATAAGTCATTTTTATTTCTCAAACGGAAATTAATAACTGCGTCCTCCGCGACTTTCATTATATATCTTTGACCTGTTGGAGCGGTTTCAAATAAATCTGTGAGAGTTACTGTTCCAGAGGTTTGGCCAACTAAAGCTGGATTAATTAACTTAGCAATTTTTTCATAAGTTGTATCATTAGAATCAAATGAAACTTGTTTAACTCCATCTGGAACCAACCATGTTGAAAATTCAGCATCTTCAACATATGCAAGGCCATTTCCTTCATCTGCTTGATCCCAATTAGTTAATACATCAGAATCAACTGCAATGATTGTTCCAACCGGTAATAATTGTACTGGAATTGAAAAGTTAGCTGCGGTTAAACTACTTGAAACAGCTAATTCAATATCATCTGCAAAATCTGTTTTTGTTACCCATTCTAATGTATCTCCGCCGATGTCCCAACTTAGAATAGAATCTTCAAGCGGCTTACTTGTAGGAATTTCCCAATCATAACCTATGCCTGGGAATGAAAGAATAGGCGCCGTTGAATCGCTAAATTCAATTTCATCGCCTTCAATAAATAAATTGTTATTAAGAGTTGCATTTCCATTTTGAAATAATGTTCCTCCACCCCAAACGATTTCATCAGTTACAATTAATCCTCCGGCTGTAGTTTCAATATCACCGCCATTTACTTTTAAACCAAGACCATCTTGAAGGTAAGAATCGAGTGGGCCCCAACTTAATCCACCGTCGACCGATAAGTTACCTCCGCCATCAACACTGAAACCATTTGCTTCAAGTTGTCCGCCAACTACTAAATCACCGCTTCCTCCAATTTCTAAATTACCATCAGTAATTAATAAGGTAGATGGCGAAGCCGACTTTAATGTTAGAGATACAACAGGATCTAATATTGACTTTTGAAAAGTAATATTTGGATCATAAAATTTAGTATATGTAACTTCTGGTTGATCCAGTTGGCCAATAACTAAATTTCCTGAAGCAATACTAACGGAATTTAAAAGTCCGGCAAAAGATGCGCTTGCAAAAGAACTAGGTCCATCAAAGGTTTTGTTTCCAGTTATTGTTTGGTTGTTAGATATACCAACGACGCTGTCAATAGTTGGTATTTCCGTTATGTTAATTTCGCCAATTAACTCATTACACTTATCAGCCCATTGCTTAAAGGTGTCTGTGGAAATTACTGTTTCAAATGTTTTATTGTTTAAGGGCATCTTTAAAGTATATACTATTTAATTATTATTTATATCAGATAAAATATGAGTTTCTAAAACAGATATTCTATCATGGAGCTGTTTAATTTGTTTTTTTAAATTAAGAATCTCTCGGTTCTTTTTCTTTTTAGCCATCGCCGATCGATACGCATCTTTATCTGTATTAACAATAGCGCCGCTTTGGTAATCTTTAACCAAAGATGCTTCATTTTCTAATGGTTTAAATCTAGCCACTTATATTATGCAGTTGCGATTATTCTTAGATCTTTAACAGTTACAATATCAGTATTATTTTTACCCCACATAACAGCTTTTATAATGAATGAAGTAAAGTCAATATCAGACGTGTCTTCTTCTAAGTTCTTTCTAAATAATACGTCGGAATATGTTTTACCATCAGAGTTAATAGGAACAACCTTTGGTTCAGTTGGAGTAATTTCCCACCATTCATTTTGGTCATTATCATCAGAAGGTGTTATATCAGGGTTTATTCTAACGCCGTCTTCATCATCAAACATTTTAATAAAGAATTGAATTTCTGATGTTTCAGTTGGACGATTTATCGCAGCATAAACATCAACTTGATCTGAAGGAGTTTCTAAAGCAATTTTCTTTGTATAATATTGAGAAGTATTTTTCTCATCTTCATAACCGCCCTTTTCTTCAATAAAGTAACTTCTTACTTCTAAAGCGATTCCATTCTTCTCAAGCATTGGCGTAACTCGGTTATCGCTTGTTCCAATAATAATATCAAGTGTAGTGTCTTCAGCATTTCCAGCATTAACACTATGATTTACATCTCTTAATTCAATTGGAGTATTACTCTGAATATTATATTTCTTATTATTTAGTGTAAGCTTATTAACGATTGAGGTTTTACCAGATATTGACATCGCGCTTTGATTAAGGTTTGCCGCTGCAAATTTTATCGTTGGTAAGTAACCAACAGCAGTAGCACCTTCGCCTCCGCCAATGTCTTCTATTGTAATTGTTGGTGGAGAAATATAACCCTCACCTTCATTAGTAATAACAATATCTGCAATAGCACCGGTATTCGCATCAATGACCGCGACGGCTTCTGCCGCAGTTGAATCAGGAACATCAACTAGAACGCCTGCACTATTTAGTTCTTGTGGAGCCGATATTAATACTGTGGTTGATGTAGTATAACCAGATCCTCCATTAGTAATTTCAACAGAATCTAAATATCCGCCAATTCGTGCTTGAGCTTTAATTGTAGCTCTACCAGTTTTAAAGGTAGCTCTTCTTAACTTGAATTTTAAGTCTCGGTTTTGCTCAGCGGTCCATGTTCGTTTATTACTACTTGTAAAGAATGAACCAACTGCAGGCTGCTTAGAAATAATTTGGTTTGTAATTAAATCAACCTTGTCTCCACCCATTTCAGCAATATACACTGTATATGATGGATCAACTGAGAATATAACAACAGCATACTCGGTTTTACCATTGAGGTAAACTGGTTTTTTAAACTCAAACTTAGTTGCAATTGAAGAGTTATTCGAAGTCTTTATTTGGCTTGGCTTTAATACTCTTTGACTGCCAGGAAGAATTTTGTTTGTTGGGTAACCATTCTCAACAGTAACAAGATAGGCTCTTACATTTGCACGCCCTCTTTTTTGGAAATACACATCCACACTTGAGGCATATATACCGGTTGTATCTCTAACAAAGAATGTTTGAGCGACAGGGTCCCACCTTCTAACGTTCACCGCTGTAGATGAACTAATTTGTACCTCTTCAAAAGATGAATCAACACTTTGTGAGACATCCGTAATAGATGTTCTTACTACAGAACGGTTTGCCCGTAACGGTCTAACTACTAGTCTTGGAACGCTTGTACTTACAATTGATTCTTGTTGAACCGCACCCAAACCATTTGAAATATATCTAGCAATTGCACTACTAGTTTCTTCAGATTCTAAATTACGAGGAGAATCTGTAAACTTAAGAGTTTTTTCACCAGAAGCAAATTTAAGAGATGGCGTATTAGGAACAATAAATACCGCTTGTAATGTTCCATCAGAATCTGAAATTAACAATTGCGGATTTTGTCCTCTCCAAGTTTTGCCATTACTAGCTCTTAAGAATCTTCTATTATAAAACCTAAAGCTTCGGTTAGTACTAGCGTTTGGATTAAAATCTAAAACATCAGCACCTCCCGTATATCTAGTTACATATTTAGTAACATCAACGTCATCAAAGAAAGCGTAATACCTTGTATTTGGTTTAAGATCTTCAACTCTAACCCACACTTGGCGTGAGCGCATGAATGGCTTATATGATACCGATGTTAAGAAGGTTCCTAAAGATTTATTAATAGAATCTTCTGTTAATCTCGTAAAGGTACCAGTTCTAGTTTGATCCAATCGCCTAGTTTCAGACTCAATCGTTTCTGATAGCGTTGTAGTTAAAGAGGTATCAAAAACATCAGTCCTTTGAGTTGTAATATCTGTTATTCCGACACCGCGCCTAAAGGGTATCCTTTCAAAATCGGTATTAGTAACTTCAGTTCTTTCATCGCCAAGAAGAAGCGAACTTTCGCTTAATATGTTTGTTTCCGATTGAGTACTAAGCAAAGTGTTTCTGTTTGTCTGCCATGAGTTCCATTCGGTACCAAGAACTCCTGCTTCACGTGCAAGGTTTGATATTGTAGTATTTAATTCATTAAAGAGATCAGTTTCAATTGCAGGATCGGTTTTAGTATCAACCCAAGTATCAACTTCTGGATTAAGCTCCATAATTCCTGAACTGTTTATTGTTTCATATGGCTGAACACTAATAAATTGAGTTCCAAGTTTTTGGTTTACATAATTAGTTTCTTTATATGGGAAACCAATAACGCGGCCGGTTGAACATGTCTTATTAAATTCTGAATCTGTACCAATTTCAGATTCGTCAACAATATCAAATGGTAAGTTGGAACCAAAGTGGTATGGGTAAAGCTTACCCTCCCCTCTTTTAACCGAACACTTATAATATTTTTCTGAAATATTACCTACGGTGTGCCCTCTAAATCCATCAACGATAAATCCGTTTTTAAATCTTTCTTCGCCGTCAGTTCCATAGACGCCTTTATCTTTTGCTGATTTTTCTAAAAGAGAAAGAGCAGTATAATATTCAACATTAGAAATTCTAGAATCAAGTTGCCCAATATCACGCATCGTGTATCTTCTATTATTTACACGATCTTTAATTATGCCGCCTAAAGTAAACGTATAAGGAAATAGTGTTAAGTTGAATAGAATCATCGAGTCATCAGGAACTGATGGAAACTTTGGTTTCAAATCAGCTTCACCTTTTAAGATAGAGAAAATACCATTTGAACTAACAGTTATTAAATCTTTACGAGCTAGATAAAAATCTAGTTCCATTTCAACGGTACTATAAGGATCTAAAGAGAACCTACCATTTGATGTTTCAACATACCTAAGGTCTATTACATCGTGTAAGCCTGTTTGTTGGAAAATAGGAATCTCTTCTAAAGGAACCTGTGAATCATCTGCATACTTATAACTGTTAACAGTATAAAAATTTCCACTGCCAACAAAATCCCAATGAGTATATGAAATTGTTGTTGCTCCATCTTTTAAACAACGAACTTTTGCTTCCTTATAACTGTTCTTCCTTTGGCCGTCGTTAACTAGTTCCCATTCAGTTGTATCAACACTAATCAAATGGTAAACACCATCCAATGTTATTCTGTCTCCTACTTTAAACTCAAGAGGATCTCTAACTGGGTTGGTGTCTGGAATTTTAGCAGTTACATCTAAATTAGTAACTGAAGTTTTAACTTTCTTTCCTAGCCTTTCAGAAATATTTGTTTCAACGCTTGCTAATAATCTAACCGCTTGACCATCAGCTGATGGCGTAAAGCCTGTTAAATCAATAGTTATAATATCGGCTGAACCGGTTCCCAATCCGATAATTTCAAAATCGGCGTTTGGCACATGTTGATATGTAACGTTGTTTCCATTATCAACCATTACAACCATATTGGATTTACTCTTATCGATAAATCCATTATCTTCAGCTGTAAATGTTACTTTTACTTTATTATCAGCTGGGTCAAGTTGAGCTGTGCCATTTAAAATTCTTTTTTCTGTTCCTTTTAAAGAACTCACTGTTTTAACAGTTTGATATGGAAGATTTAAGAATGATGAACTAATATTTGTATCATGTATGCGCTTACCGTTTTTTGGTTCAACGATAAAGTCCATAGTTCCTATATCAGTTAACCCTACATTACTTGCTACTGCGATTCGTTTAACATCTTTATATGGTCGACTGGTATTATTAGAACGAGCAATGTCGGTAAGATATAGTCTAGCTCTTACTTTGCCATCGGCGTTTTCACCAAGTACCTCAACAGTTGATATTCTACATGTACCTACATCATTAACAAAGTCGTTAACATCTTCAGTTGACCACATAGTATAAGTTTGAACATTTGCATAATCAAGTGCAGGTAAACCAAAGGATGTATCATCGATGTAACCTTCAACATATGTTCCTAAATCTGCAGTGATCGCAGTTTTTAATAACTCGCCATTATTTTTATCTATATATGACTCACGCGCACGACTTGCAAAAAGAGAAATCTGCTCAGGTAGATCTACTCTATAACCTTTAACATAAGCAGTTGACGGTTGAATAGTAACAGCATAATCATCGTTAGAATCAGTAACACTTTGATATCCAGCTTCGTTTAAATCTTGTAATGATTTGTATAATCCATTAAATCTACCTACAGGATTTCCATCTTCGCCATCTCCACCCCAAATATCGCGAACTTCTAAACTAAATGGATCTAAAACATAATCACCAGATTCCTCTGATGTTCTTGTTGCAAAAATATCGTTTAGCGGGCTTTCATTATTTTCAACTTTTGTTTCTAAAATAATATTAGAATCTTGAATTTCAAGTATAACAATATTAGATAGATCCAGAGTTTCGTCTTTAACGAGAGCTAGATTAAGTGAAATTTGATAACGATCTGCGCCAGGCGCTGCATAGTTAGGAAACCCATTTGAGTTATCAAGAAGAGTTTGGTCATCATTATAATTAACGGTATCTTCTCTTACAGTTAATATAAGATAGCCGGAATATACAAATTCATCGTCATCTAATGCAATCGCTGTAATTTGTTCTTTAACAGGAACACAATTTCCCTTTATGAAAAATATACCATTACTGATACTTGCGCCAACTGCTAAACCTTGCTTAATAACTCCAGCAATAAAGGATGTATCAATTTCTTTATTTTCAATTGTAATATCAGTCGCACTAAATTCACCGAGGTTTGTATCATCTTCGCTAACAGTGTCGGCAGTATAATGAATAAAAAGCCTATATGTTTTACTAGGGTTTTCTGATTCTTCATTAGCTTCTAAAATATCAACTTTGTTTATACTAGCAGTAAGCGTAGTATTAATCTGTTGTAATTCTATATTAGCTAAATCAGTTGACCATAATTCAAATGTCGATACAAAATCACTAGGTACTTCTACATCGATATAACGTAAAGTATCATCAAATGAAGCGCCTCCTCCTACAATAGGAGAATTAGATTGAAACAAACCCTGGCCAAGTTTATCAACCTGGCTTTGCAAAATTGATTGTGCCTGATTTAATTCCCTAGCTTGAACACTTTGGCCTGGCTTAAATAAAATTCTTAAATAATTTTTATCTTCAGGCGTTAATCCATTAGCATCAGGTGTATTAAAGTCGTCATAATAATTTTCCGGATATATTGTAATTGACATTTTATAATTGTATAATTAGTTTTAATTCTTCGTTTTGGCCTTCTTCTCTTTGAATGCCACTTCGGTTATCCAAAAATAATACACTACCTGAGTCTCTTTCATATGAAGGCTCAAAGAGTTCCTTAATAGTGGTTCCTGTATATTGGCCAACGACTTGACTATCTGGAGACTGAAATGTTAGTTGCTCTCCTAGAGGATCTATATCGGTATATCCGAATTTATGATCTGTATAATAATAATATGAAAAATACGATAATGGTGATTGAGTGGTATTAGAATCGACAGTCTGAATATAAGCAATTACGCCGCATTGTTTTCCATTTTGCCAAATCTTCCAACCTGGCCCAATTTCAATATTATCAATTGATGGGATTATTTGTTGAACTGGATCACCTTCACCTTCTAATTGGAAAAACCGCATTGGCGTAACAAAGTCGTCGTTAAGTATAGGATTACCTGCTGTTGATGACAACGGATTTTTAACCAAAGAGATTTGATGATACTTTGTATTATTAGGAACAAACGGCGCAAGACTGGTGTCTGCAAATAATCCAACATACCAGCTTGGCAGAGTTTCGCTTTTAATTCCACCGAATCCAGTTAAAGGAGCAATAAGAGGAATTATAACAGCCTCTTGTCTTTCACTAACAGCAGGCCGCACGTCACTTTCAAGTTGTAATATATTATCGGCATCGCCTGGATTTGTTTCATTAACTAAAAGAGGATCTAAGACAAGCTTGGCTTTACTAAAGCCCCATGCGGCAATTTCTTGGCTTACTACTCCAGCACCACCGTCTGCGTAATCAATTTCATATGGAAAATTATTATCTTCTTTATAATATTTTACACTAACAATTTTAGCAGTATCATTGACAGGATCTGCTGAAAGATCACCCGAATCAATCGTAATTTCTAATGAAACTGTAATTTCTTTAGGATTACCGTTAAGATCTAATCCAACCAAAGTACCAGTATAATCATTACTCGTACTTTCGTTCAATAAAGAAGGGTGGCGATAAATATTACCTCCATTAATAACTTTAAAACCATAAACGGCTCCAGCAGTAATATCAGAAGATGTCGTTGAAGATATGGTTGGTAGTTGGTCATCCGTAACTGCAATGAACGAACTTGTATTAATTGATGAAAACTGGTTATATTTTCCTAGGTAAGTCCAATCATATTCTCCTTCACCACTTGTATATAATCCATAATTATTAACCTCTTCGGCCGCGACCGGCGCAAAGGAACCGGCAACGGTCGCGTCACTTGTTTTACCAATACATAAAAATAGTTTATCATCACCAACTGTAATATAACACGGCTTTAACCCTGTGTCAGGACAACCATAAAAACAACTTGGGTCAAATGGATCATAAACTTTATACGAAGATAATACATCATATGGATTTTTAGGAATAACATTAGTGATATTATTACTTGTTATTTTAAATAATCCGGTAAGATGCTCAAGAGTTCGTCTTTCATCTCCGAATGTACCGTTTGGAAACGGTGATGCGTCGTTACTGGAAAAAACGTCATCCCATGGATCTTGTTGACCAATACCTATATAATAATTATTGGTTGCAAAATCGTCCGAAAAAAGTTTTTTCGTATTCTTTCTAAATTGTTCTGTAATAATTGCGGCCATTGTTTATATTTATACTTTTAATATTTATTTTTTTATTCATTAATTTGAATTACTTTCAGTTGCATACCAACAAATTAATTCTGAGGCAGGACCTGGTTCAAAATAAACTAATGAATTGAGATAATCTGAATCTGATATGAAGACATCGTTAGCATTTAAGTCGTCTAAAGCGCTTCCATATTCAACAATATCTTTTATATATTCTATATTTTTAATATATATTTGATATTGTGCTGTTGATGGAATTTCGTCAAAAAACAATTTTAGTGTATTATTATCTATTGCTTTCCCTTGAACATAAATAAGGTCGCCTGTTGATATCTCTCTGGCAGTATACATAATGTTTGAAGATCCAATGTTGTGGTTAATTTCAATTTCATTATTAATTCCATCGCCAATATTAAATATTCTATCACTTGGCTCAGCATCATAAAATACTGAAACCTTTAAAGAATCTGGAGATAACTCTGGTTTTTCATTAAACGATAGTTCTAAATTATTTGAATCAACCGTTCGGCCGCTTACCATTATATTTTGTTTAGCGATTAATTCGCTAACGGCAAAAATAACATTTTCATTATTAAGATTATGGTTAACGTTATATGTCCAAATACTATTATCTGCTGGCTCAATCGCAGTTCCTGAATTAATTTTAATTGCGCTTGGATTACGAGCCAATCTTAATGTTGAATTAGTGCCAAAAAGTTGTGGCGCTTGTTGAAATCTAGTTGATTTACTTAAGTTAGATACATCATATCCCCATGATCCACCGCGGATGACTCTATTTGCTTCAGGATTTACTTTTGCGACACGAAGACCTTTCGACGGGCTCCCGATATTTGCACCGGCAAACTCACGCTCGGGATTTGTCAAGTTGCTTGCAAATAAACCAAAGCTACCGCCGCGGTATACCCGATTAGCAAGCACGTTATCGTTAGCGCCATCAAAAGTATTCTCCGTATGTTCGTATACATTACCACCTTGTCCCATTGTACCATAAGGACTGAGCCCACCAGCCTCTGTGACATCAGCTGGGCTTAAAGGTGTTACACCGGCACCGACAAATACCGCGGTATCATCAACAGTTCCAGATGTTACAGCTGTTGGAGCACTATCACTGCCTGTTGGATATAACCAATAACCAGCGTTAGTACCGCCACTCTTATAATAAGCGGCTTTATACCACTCATTTTCGTTCGGTATAAAGTATTTTGCGTCTTTATGTCTGAATAGATTTTCGCCGTCGGTTTGCCACGCTTCGCCAGAAGTCCAAACCTCAATATTTGTAGAACTGCCAGGTGCAGTAAAATTATATGCTGGCTGTATACCCTCTCTTTCGTTAAGCCAGTTAACATAACGAGCACATTCGTTCCAAGTTATGTCTGTAGCTGGTTTATTAGCGCCACGAAGAGGTGAGGTAAGTGTAATCGGTTGAAGATTATTTGCGGGGTCTGCATTATATTCAGCAATGTTACCTTCAGTAATTTCAAACTTACTGATATCATATGCATATGATACATCACCATAGCCGGTGGTATCAGCGGCGTTACCCTCATCGCCAATAGTTACAAACGTTAACTCTTCTAAAAGATCTATCGTTGAGTTAGCGGCATCTTCAATAAATTCATAAGCATTACCACCCTGACCCATAGTACCATATGAACTTAATCCACCTGCTTCATAAACAGATGCCACCGTATCATTGATTGGATCTTGGTCAAATACTGCGGTTCCTTCATCGGTTCCACTTGCAACCGCAGTTGGTGGCGTATCGCTTCCTGTTGGATATTCATAATATCCGCCCAAACCTTCTCCGTTTTTATTAGGATCATAATAAGCAGCTTTATACCATTCATCTTCGCTTGGTATGAAATATCTTGCGTCTTTATGCCTAAACCGATTACTAGCAGACCATGAATCTGCTAAAGGCCATAATTCAATAGGGTCGTTATCATTTGAAGTTGTAAAGTTATATGCTTCATGATAACCATATCTTACATTTAACCAATTAATAAATCTTGAAAATTGATTAAAACTAAAACCTAAAGGTGAACTATCAGGATCTCCTGAAATAGGCAATGGTGCATCCCACCATAATTCAATATCTGATATTTTAATTTCATATTTTGCTATTTCATAATCATATGAAACTGAACCATAACTGCCATCTGATGGATTATTAATATCTTCTATTAATACATAATCATTTCCACTTATTATAGTGTCATCTCCATCAAATATTTCAGTGAATCCATTATTAACTGGTTGGTTATTATTAATGGCTTTAAAAATAGTAACATAATACTCATTTTCTTGTGGAACCTCCGAAAATATAAATGAAATTATATTTTCATTAAAAACTTCCCATTGAACAATATAATTTAATTCACCGGTTATAACATTATGAATAATTGGTATAACATTCGTTGTGCCTAAATTATGAGTAATTGGTAAGACACTATTAAGCCCATCTCCAAGTTTAAATGAAAGAAAGTTTTCTAAAATTCCAGACGAGCTTGCTTGCTTAATATAAATTTCATATTGCTCTGAAGAAGGTGGAGTATTAAATTCTAATTTAATATTATTGTCATCTATAACTTCGGCATATACAAATTGAACAGCGTCACCGGTTGAGATTTCTTTTAGAGCAAAAGCAACATCTGCATAACCAATTCCATGATCAACTATTATTTCGGTATCAATGCCATTACCAATACGGCTAGAAAAATCGTTACTTTCTTCGTTATAATATATTGTAACATAATACCCACCAGGAGACGCCGCCGGTTCTTCAGCAAACGTTAGTCTTAATATATCATTATTAATATAAGTGGCATTAGGTAAAACAAATTCGTTAGTTTCTAAGTCTCTAACAGAGAAAAGTAACTTATCATGCGAAAGGTTATGACTTATATCTTTAATCCAATATGAAGTGCCATTAATGTCGGTTTCAATAGTGTCACTACCTTCAAAACTTTCAACGTAACCATTAGTAAATTCTGTTATATCAACTTTAAAAATATAAGCGCTATATTCAGAAATATTTGGAGCTGAATCAAAATTAAAAACAACAGTATTTAAATCGGTAACCTCAGTATGCGCATAAACAGAAAGTTCCCCTGTAATATTATTCTTAAGTAAAGGAACGATATCATATGTATTAAAATTATGTATAACAGATAAAGAAGTATCTATTGAATTACCAATTGTAATTTTTTTGCGATCTCCAGCATCAATCACTTCATTTGTATAATCAGCCCAAGCATTAAGATCAACAATAGGAGTTTCATTGGGATCAATAATACAAGTATAGGAACGAGAAAAATCATCAACCGATGTATCATAACTCCAACCGGCAAATCTAGTATTATTATTTTCAACAGTTCTCCCAGGATTAAACTCTAATTCAGTCCCACCAATTGTATAATCTGAATATCCATCGGTATACGCGCCATGCTCTAGGTATTTACCGATTCCTCTATAAATATCATCCCACCGCTTTACTTGGCCATAAGGCTCGTCCGTAATTAAAAGCGATATTGCATATGATGCGTAAATCGCTTTTAGGTTATATTTAGAACATTTAGAATTAATCGTGTTTCTTAAATATTCAATGTAATGTACGTTACTATTATATAAGACAGTAAATACATAAACCAGTCTTAAATCAATACATGGCTGGAATAAAGGACTATGCTTGCCAACCGCTTTTTCCCAATCAATACTTTCCCAAAAATCGCAAGGATCTTCTGGCAGTTCTCCATCTTTTAGATATTTTGTTAATACTCCACACCCGTCATTCCACATTGTTTCCAACGCAGTATCTCCACCAATTGCACTAATTGTTAATGCTGTGAAAAACTTTAATCCGGCTGGGTGAACGAATTTTTTAAATTCGCTTTTCCATTCTGCGGCATCTCGGTTACTACTGATTAAGTATGAAAACTCTTGATATCTATAGCTGTCTCTTAATTTAAATTTATCAGATGATACGGATTTATCATTACTTGTATCGAAAATAAAGTCCTTTGGATATATTAAGGTTACAACTTCATTATAGAATATTTTAAAGAATGTATAAACGCTTTCTTCACTACCTCGATTAGTATAATAGTTTGCAATTATTTTAAAAAGCCTTTGCCGATCTAATGTTTCAGATTGCGGAATGTTCGGAGCAATAACTCTTTCAATTGCGTCTAAATATTTTTCACTTGCTAAATCAATATCATGAGATGATATTAAATTTGAAATTTCAAAGGAGGGTCCTAGTTCAGTATTAAGATGTTTATAATATTCTTTAATTAAGACTATAAGTTTCTTAGACTCACTTTCAAAAAAGTCAGGAAGAACATCTGATGCAGAATAATTTTCTACAGCCTTTGAATTACCACTAGCTACGCTTTGAATCATTTAATTAACTTCTTTCTCTTGGGAATGCTTTATAATCAATTGACTGAGTAACTCCGCCTCGAGCGATTTCATCAGGATTTGCAATTATCCTCGTTGAAGTTTCATCAATCCTTAAAAGGAAGTTTCTAGTTCCAACAACATCATTAGATTTAGGATGCACCATTATTTTTAATTTAACAGGATTATCTGCAAATATAGAACGAAGCTTTAATACACCGGTATCTAAATTTAATTCGCCAACATCCCTAATCTTAGTAATAGAATTTTGCTCGCCCCTCTTATAAAGAAATATATTTCTTTCACGAGTTGAGTTTATTTTTGCTTCATCTCCTAAAAATACGAGCTCTCCATTTTCAGTCCATGGAATGTCTGATGATGTTTGTACTAAAACGGTTCCATCATCAACGGTTAAAGGAACACCAAACTCAATATTAAATACATTTTGGCTATTATCATCAGGAATATCAATTGTTTGTTGTACAAATACCCTAACGTGAGTATTAAGAATAGCACGTGACGCATTATCAACTGCTCCAACAAATTGAGAATACCTAAAGATAGTATCAAACTTATTTAAAACATTATTGTTATAAGGTATTAATACCTCTCTTTCAACAACGGCCTGCATTTCATTTGTTACTAAACTCGTAATGTTTGTATCATATTTAAATAATACATCAAGAACAATATTAATATATTTTGCATCAACAATTTCTGGTTGAATAGATAGAATTTTTTTAGTATTAAGATAATCTACTATTTCTTTTTTATTTAAATTACTAAGCTTTTCATATTGTTGGCTATTAGAAAAGCTATCAAGCGCAATGAAGATTTTACCATATTGAGGAGGAATGTTGTCTTCACCGCCCCACACACTTGCGCTTTGAATATATCCAAACTTAGAAAGAATTAAGCTTCGATAATCATCTGCAGTAACCGCTCTGTTTTGAGTAGTAAAAGAATTGGTTGAATTAATCTTTAATTCATTATTTGATTCTTTAACAGATCCACCAAAGACTCGAGCGTTATCTTTAATACCTAATGAAATTGGTTTTCCAATAGGACTATTATTATCATTAATTTGGTTAACTGAAAAAGGAGAGTTTAAACCATTTGCCGCCGTTCCCTGGGTGGTTAAATATTCAATTTCAATAACCTGGCCAGAAGTAAGGTTTTTACCAAAAACGCCATTACCGAAATATATTTCATATCTTCCAAATGAATTTTCAAATATAAAGTAAATTGTAGAATCTTCATTTACATCGCCAATATTAGAATAACGATTAAATACAACGGCGCTTCCTTCACTTTTGTTTGTTGTAGGATAAACCCTAACAATAAGAGTACTTAAATCGACGTCTTCATCTATAATTTCATACCTAGATCCATCGTCACTAGCATCTACAGCAAACGTTCTTGAAATTAAGCTGCCTTCTCTTGCAACAATCGGGGAATCCTCTGTCGTTTGATAATAAAAACTTCCGTCATCTGCTATTTTTTCAAGACGAATAATATCATCGAGAACAACAAAATTAAATGATTCTTGGTTAAATTGAGATGAAAATATACTACCCTTTGGAATAACATATTCAATCGGAGAGTCTTCTTCTGCTTGAAATTTACCGTCAAGAATAGCAATTGGCGCACTATAACTACGAGGAACATATCCTAAAAGTTTTGCAGAACTAACAATACTTGATCGTATTTGCGCACTATCAATAAAGCTTTCATTAACTGCCATGTGAGCGGTTACCGCATTATAATGAGTATTATATGCTAAAACATCAATCAGATTATTTATGTTTGAACTTTCAAAATCCCAGTCAGTCAATTCGGACTCACCATTTTTGAAATAATCAATAATGTTTTGTTTAATAGTTTCAAAATCTAATTCTGAAACTTTTAGTTGTTCTCCTACTTGTGCCATAAAATTATCTTAATCTGTTTAATGTAAATGTGACTTCTTCATCTGTATCATATCCTGCTATAAATACTATTGATACGTCGTAATCTGTATCAAATTGTCTTTGAAAAACTTCAACGCTCTTTATTTTTACTCTTGGTTCGAGTCTAGATAAAGCAATTTTGATTTCGCTTCTAATAGAAATTGCCGTAACCGGAGTAGGATGTTCAAATAAAAGGGTTTGTATTTTAGTCCCAAATGAAGGATTAAATGCTCGTGATCCTGCTGGAGTTAAAATAATATTTCTTATACTATTTTTAATAGCGTCAATATCGGTTGCTAAAATAACTCTGCCAGAAATTGGGTGAGTTAAACTATCACTAATATCACTATAATATCTTTCTGAAATAACCTTTGGCGAATAACCAGGTGAGTTAAAGTCTGACAGAATGGTGTTCATATATTATTTATTTATAATAAAAAATTAGCCCCACTTTTCCTGGGCGGTTGTATATAATGATGATACTTGTGTTCCACTTGAATATAAGTATGCTTGAACGCTTTGTAGTTGTGTTTTACTATATGCTTCAACATGTTCAGCTCCAACATATAAATTTAATAATGAAAAATCTTTAATTCCTTCTGCAGCATCAACAACCGTAACTAATCCCTTTGAGTTTATTCCAGCAGGATCATATATAGAACCATCTCTATTCTTTAATTGTAAAACGGTTCCTCCTTTAAACTTAGTGCTTGATACACTATATCCAGATTTTAATTCCTGATTATACACGCCGATAAACATTGAATTATAACTACGAGTTCCCAATTTAATTCCAAATTGGTTACTTAATCTATTAGTGTCTTCTTCAATATTTTTATTTCTTTCGTCAATCCAATAATCAATTAGTTTTTGAGGACGATCTTCAGGAGCTATTAAAAGGAATCTTAAATAATTCCAATCAGGACCACCATAGATTGTTATACCAGTTGATGCTAAAGCACCTATTGAAACAGTTCCCTTTGTTATTTTACTATCACCCGCCTTTTTATTTGATGTTGGTGAAAGAATATTATCAGGAATATTAAAGAAGTTATTACCAGTCCATGATTCAGGGCCTTCTTCCGCTTTTTTAATTTGAAAGTGTTTACCTATTATTGAGCCATCTTTATTTCCAAGATCTGTTAATTGAGTAACTCTAGTTTTAAACTCTTTCTTATCTTCTGAACTCCATGTTTTTTCATTCTTTCTCAGTTCTTCATCTGCTGCTTGTTGTAAAGCAGTTATAGGATCTTGACTACGTTCTGTAGCATATGGTAATACCTCGGGCGCTCTTGTTCCTGCTAATGAATCATGATAATCCCGCCCAATAAATTGTAAACTTGACATCATACTCATTCCGCTTTCAGTCTTTGAGACGTTTGTTTTATCGTTAACAACATCGCCCATTCTAGCCATCGCTTGTCGATAATCGGCTTTAGCTTCTTCAGCCGCATAGTTTACATTAACCGGTGGAGTAAAAGCCGGAAAGGGTTTTGGCTGTTCATTTAAAAATTTACCTGGTGCAGGAATTTCTTTTGCATTACCATTTGCATCAACTTTAAAATTAACCATACTACATGGATCAAAAGATGTAATGTTATCTACTAAACTGTTTAAATCTTCAACAGCATCTCCGAATTTTGATTGTATATTCGCAATAAGTGGAATCCTTTCAAGAATACCGGCGCCAGCCGCTTGCTTTAATAAGTCAGATAAGTTCTTTTCTTTTAACTCATTTATTTCATCACCCATCTTTTTGACGGTGTCAGACATTTCTTGCATCTTAGCAATATTTTTACTTAAGTCTTTAGCTGCTGGAATTTCCGAAATTGCTTTTAAAACTTGCTCTTGCGCATTATCTAATACAAGATTATCAATATCCTTAAAACAATCGCCGGCGGAAGATACTTGAGAGATAGCTTGATTTAAACCTATCCCACTTAGCTTGTTTCCAAACCCATTTACATTAATAGCCATATTATTTAATTATGCGGGGCCTCCAGTTGAAGAACCGTGAACTCCACCATACGGATGGATGTGTGATGATAGAGAAACAGCCGGACCAAATACATCTGCGTAACCGGTAATTTTTCCATCTGCTTCAAGAGTTGAGTGGTTTTGTTGTGCAGCAGCAACATCAAGCTGATCAAGCAGCCATGTTTTTTGTTCAACAAATAATTCACTACCTGAAAAACGAAAAGTGCCGCCGCAATCAAAATTAATACCATTTGCTATTCCAGCGTCAAAGGATTGTCCTGCAAGTGTTATTGCTCCATTAGGAACAGCCGTAACTTTTGATCCATTAATAACCTGCGTATCATTTATACCAGTGAATCCAACTTTATTACCGGCAACGTAAGAATTAAATTCTGATCCAAGTACTTTATGACGATGAGCGCCATTAATAGTTTCCTCAGCATCAGCATGAACATTTAATTTATAATTTTGTCCAGTCTTTAAACCAACATCACCCGTAACTGCTTTAAAATCGTTTCCATCAACACGAGTATCAACATTACCTTTAACATTAACATTCATGTTTCCTCCAACATTAATATTTAAATCATTTGTTACATTTAAGTTACACGAATCGCCAATAACAACTGTAACGTTACCACTTACTACAATTGTCTTATCTTTAAATACTGCAGTGTAATCATCGCCTTCTACAACAACAGTCCTTCCACCTTCTGGAGTAAACTCCTCAAAAGTTCCGCTGGCGTGAGTTCTTTTAATTCTTTCAACTGCTAAAGTATTATCTTCAACAAACTGATGGCCACCTAAGGTCTTCCTTAATGATACGGTTTGAGAGCAAGACTCTAAGGCGCCCATACTCGTAGGCAAATTAAATTCGATTTGCCCAGGAGAAATGTTTTCAGATTCTGCCATACTCTTTATTTATTTATGCAGTTGGAGTCCCGGGTTGACCAGTTGCTATAGTTCCACTTGGAGCCATACCGCCCCTCTCAGGCGATGCTGCAATTGAAATTGAATCTGTAATTAAACTTAGAGCTCGTTTTTTAATATAAACGCCATGGCCTTCACGTGATCCTGCTGCGTTTGTATTACCTTCAATGCATTGCACATATCCGCCATTTGAGTTTTCAATAGCCATACCAATATGAGAAAATTTAAAAACAACAATGTCACCCGCATATACGGTTTGAGGATTAACTCTGCGTTGAGCAAGGTGAGGGTGTTTATTAGCCCATTGCCTATAAGCAAACGCACTAGCGGTCTTTGGTCTATCTTTATCTTCTAATACGCCTGTTTGTTCTACAATCCATGTTACAAATGCTGCACACCATGGCTGACGACTAGAATAACCATCCCATCCGACAGAATCCCAATATTTTTGCAGCCCTGGTCCTTGATTATTTCCACTTGTTTCTCTTACTTGTAATTGGCTTTTACAAAGTGAAATTATTTTTTCTGCTGGACTACCAGCTACAGTCGCCGGAGCAGGGAACCCATCCCATCCACTATTGGCTCCAACAAAACCGCCTGTTGCCGCAGATGTTCCACCACTCACTCCCATGCCGGTTTCACTATTGGATTTAGGGTATGCTCCAATAATAACAAAATCTTGATAATCACCCGGGTCTCTGAAAAAACCAGTTACCCATGATCCTTTAATTAGTTGAACATTGGTAGAGCCAACGCTAGCAACACCGGCACTATCCACTGGAAGTAAACATGTAGCCCAAGGTAAATCTTCGGTTGGAAGCGCCAACATATCGGTTGTATGATACTCAAGGCATCGAGCTTTTACTCGGCCCATACTTAATGGGTCGTTAACATCTTCAACCACGGCTGTTGCAAATCCTTCTATCATATTAATTTATTTTTTAGTTTGCAGCGGTTTAATTAATTTCAATTTAGTTGTATATTCACCATTCTTAAATATATGAATAGCAACTGCAATTGTATAATCGCCTGATAAATTTGAATCTAAATCGGTTATACCAACTTTACCGCCATCTATCGACTTACCGCCATCTGCCGCAGGAATATTAATTGTTATTTTTCTTCCTGGATTTAAATTAAAATCTCCATATAAAGTACATGAGTGAGAAATATTTTCCGATAAAGATTTAAAAAACATTTCACGCTGACTATAAATTTCTTTAATATCAATCGTAGTTAGCGTCCCGGGCGGGAGGTCTTCATATAAAGGAGCGGGCTTATGTAAAAAGATATCTTTATTTTTTGCTAAGCTCTTCGCTTTAAAAGCGTCATTAATGATAGCTTCTTTAATTCCTCCTGTGGCAGATGAAATAATACCTGTAAATATATTGTTACTTTGTTTTTTATTATTTTGAGAAGAGAAACTAAACGTGCTACCAAGCGTACTTTTATTATTAATAGTTTCTTTATATTTTCCTTTTTTATTTTTTAAAATTTTAGTAACCTGAGATTGAAACTTATCCATTGAATACTTAGGATCGTTAAGTTCTTCTGAAGGAATAAACAAATTAGCGTCTACCTCTTCAGCCGCAACGTAATTCTTATCATATTCAAAAACATTTAATTGGCTGCCATAACCGCCTTCGCTAATTTCTTTTAGCTTATTTAATTTTAAAGATGACGAAAAGGATATTATTGTGTGTAATACATCCTTTTGATATTCATCAGTTCCAGGCTTTCCTTCAAAAAACTTTTTATAAACATAAGGTTCTCCTTCAGCCCCTGTGTTAAGAATCTTTTCCCATGAAGTAATTAAAATCTTATCTTTAAATTGAGTGTTTATTGTTTGCCACATAAAGAATGGGCTAAACTTTAATTGAGATCCGCCTTCATCAGAAAACGCTTTTGATAGGACCCATGAAATTGCTTGTAATGGAGTCTTCTTTGTTAGAACTGTTTTAATTTTATGAGGGCATGTCCCATTAACAAGAATATTACTTTTTGGAACTCCTAATTTACTTTCATATAATTCTTTAACAATATCAAATATGTTTCCTTCAATAGATTCAGATATCGTTTGAATTTTACTAAAATAGCCAAATGGTGTTATAAAGATAATATCATATTCTTGAATGTGAATTCCATCAGCAGACTTTGTATATGTTGGATATTCTAAAGAAACTAAAGTAAGATCAATTGATTGTTGATCATTTGCGGTTTTCTTTATTAATGATAACTTTAAAATTTCCTTTCCAGATATTTTAAACTTTTGGAAAAAATCATCGTCATCTGACACTGAAATTTTACATGTAATAATAGGAGAGTATATTTCTTCAATAATTTTAATAGATGAAACAATTTTACTGAAGTTTTCTTCTTCAATACCATCTTCATTGATTAAAACCATTTTAACGATTTCATATGAAGCTGGCACTGTTGAATTACCATCAGCATCAAGCGTTTTAGGACTATGGTTTTCAGGCCGATCCTTATCTACATTTAAAATTCCCATTTATACTATGTTAGTAAAGTTCTATATTGATATGTTAAGTCAGATAAAGATTCTTTCTTAGGAACAATAATGTCTTTCTTGCGCTCATTAATTATTCTTTCATATTCAATAAATGTTATTTCTTGAGGAAAAGATATCTCTTGATTATAGATTGCATTAGTAACTACATCATAATGAGAAATTATTTTTTGATTTAATAACGTTTCTCCTTGTACAAAATTATCATAATATTGATAAGACGAGTTTTTCAAAAATTCGTGAGATAATCTGATGTTATAATATAAAGGAATAAGAGTTTTGCCACCTTCGGTTATTGTTTGATTAAATGTAGATTCTTCAATAATTTCTAACCATTCTTGTCCAAGAGGCGAGCTATCTGCTTCTAAATATATAATTCCTAATGACTCAGGCTGAAAAGCATTATCAACAATTTTATTTCCGATACCTAATTCCGTTATATAATTATTTGTTCCTTTTTCAAGTATAATACCAAATCGGTTATTATCAACATTTTTAATTTTTAAATCGCTTTTCTGAAGGTCATCATTAATGTCTTTTACATATATATTAATAGAAGAGTAATATTTTTTATTAAGAGGTAACTTTTGAAAGAAATAGTTCTGTGAATGCCTTGTAGAATTTGATATAGTTGGCATCGGCTCTGGACAAATAAAACTATACCCGTCATATTCAGATTCAATCATTCTATCAAATTGAGAATTAGAAAGAGGCCAACCTTCTATACCATTTCTCAATGAATTATTATATAAAAAGAAAAGCCAATAATATTGTGGATCATTATATAAGTTTAAAGAAACAGTGTCGGGCCGTTCGCCATCTTTAATTGAATATTTTAAATAGCGGACGCTAGTTGATTTATCTTTAATGATAATGTTTTTAGTAATATCAATAACTGTATTAAAATCGCCTTTGCCGCTAAAGTCGTATTCGACGGTATCAAAGTAATCTAAATATTTTATTTTTCTTGGTAAAGCCATGATGATTTATATGTAATAGTATTAACCAATTTCCAAAATATCTTTTCGAGTTAGAGCCTTGGTCTCTGTAAAAGTAAAATTAATATCATATTCAACAGGGTTACCATCTTCAAAGAAAGCGTTGGCGGCGCCGTTATATGTTGTTGAAAAAGACGTTAAATAACATTCTCCAAAATTTGGAAGGTTTGGTGGTTGCTTACCATTCAATACTGCGTATGATATACTCCATTTTGGTGGATATTTTAAATATAATAATTCGCCTTCAGGGTATAAATTAATTCTAAATAAGTCAATAATACTTTTAATTGAGCGAGATTCTCCTTCAGAAAATGGAACTAGTTTATATTGAAAAGAAAAGCTTCTAACATTAGTTCCTGTAAATTCTGTTGTTGTATTAGGATTAGCCGCTACACCTCGTGCAATACCAAAAGCTTTTCCAACATTACCCAGACTACCTTTAAGAAGCGCTGTAGCAGTATTACCAGCGCTTTCAAGACTCCCAACATTCGCTCCTAATTGTTTTTTAACTTTATCAACCGCTCCTTTAACTTCACCTGATCCAGAAGATTCAAAGGTATTTAACGCAGTCCCACCTAATGCTCCTAATTCAACTCCTCCGTAATTAGCAGAATCTGATATTTGTAAACCAACAGGACCTGGGAAAGTGGCAGATCCATTTGTGCCTCCGCCACTTCCTCCTTGTAAACAAGTAAATGTTATAACTGGTCTTCCGCCTTGCTCTTGAATGTTTTCTGGAAAATATAAGCTCATATAAATACTATTATTATTATTTATAAGGAAAGATGAAGTATTATTCTGGCAGATTTAGACCAAAGAACATTCCTAAGTATGCAGGAGACTATACTAAGATTAAGTATAGATCACATTGGGAAATGCAGGTTTTCAAGTGGTGCGACACTCAATCTCAAGTTCTAAAATGGAGCAGCGAAGAAGATATTATTCCTTATCGTTGCAAAACAGACGGAAAACAACATAGATATTTTCCAGATCTTAAAGTTACTTTTAATACAGGCGATACTTATTTAATTGAGATTAAACCAAAGAAACAAACCGAGGAACCAAAGGTTAGATCACGTAAAACTAAAAAGTATATAAATGAAGTGACCACATATGCTAAGAATATTAGTAAATGGGAAGCTGCTGAGAAGTGGTGTAGCAAGCGTGGATATAAGTTTGCGATTTGGACAGAGGAAACAATTAAAGGTCTAGGAATAAAGCTTTTAACCTAAAATTATAAATATAATATATGGCAAGCACCTTTGAAAAACAATATGATAAAGCTATTGCAGCTGGCATCGGCCCATATACAAAGGAAAGCAAAAAGTGGTTCTTTGATAACTTAAAATATCTCAGAGCTGTTAGAAACCCAAGGCGGATTATTACAGATGACGCTTTACTAAAAAGACCAAAAATTATACCTGGTCGAGTGTTTATGTATGGGTATGATCCAAAGCATGCTAAAACACTTCCCTATTATGATACGTTCCCTTTAGTAATACCGGTGAAGACTGTTAAAGATGGCTTCTATGGAATAAATTTACATTACCTTCATCCTTATGATAGAGCAAAACTGTTTGATCGAATGAGAACATTTATGCTTCAGGAGGTTGATGAAAATACAGCAGGTTCTGCCGTAAGAACAAAATTTAGAGTTTCATATGATAAACTAAATGATAGTATGAAATTTAGATATTTTAAACCTGCATATAAAAAATATCTTTTTAGTCAGGTAAAAACAATTATGATGTTAGTTCCTCCAAAGTTCTGGGAGGTCGCATTGTTTATGCCAACCGAAAATTTTCAGAAAGCAACAAAAAGAAAGGTTTGGAGAGATTCAAATCGTAAATTCAGAGGAAACAAATAATAAAATAATATGGCTTCAATTAATAAATTAAAATCTATCTTTAATAAAAGAGGTCCTGCGCTTGCTAATCGATTTAAACTTGATTTTTCAGGAATGGCGACTTTAAGTAGTAAATTAGATGCAACAACAGAGGATCTTAGAGAGCTTTCTTATTTAGTTGATTCTGCATCTATGCCTGGGAGACAACTGCAAACCTTTGGGTATGACTTGTTTAGACATACATCTGAAGTTCCAACGGGATATGTTAATGAAGGATTTTCGGTTGAGTTTAATATGACAGCCGATATGATGCCTAAGCGCGTATTTGATAGTTGGATAAATCTTGTAGTAGATTCTGAATCATACTTAATGAAATATGAAAAAGAGTTTAAATGTAATCTTCATATTATTCAAACCGATATGGAAGATAAGAAATCATATGTGTTAGAACTAGATAAAGTATTCCCAAAAACAATTAGAGGAATTTCATATTCTCAAACTTCAGCAGACTTAACAAAGTTCGGAGTTGAATTTGCATATAATGATATTCGCATATGGGATGAAAAGCGCTATTCTGAAGTTAATAAATTAGCGTGGGATCATGATAAAGGCGGTAATTAAGCTTTATATATAAATTATATGAACTTACCAAAAATAACTACTCCAAAATATTCTCTTACCATTCCGTCAAATGGTAAAAAAATAGAATTTAGGCCTTTCTTAGTTAAAGAAGAAAAGCTATTATTACTAGCTCAGGAATCTAAAAAGACTTCAGAAATTACAAAGGCAATTAATGACGTTATTGGGTCTTGTACATTTGGAAATATTAATTTTAATGATCTGACAAACTTCGACGTTGAATATATTTTCCTTAAGTTAAGAGCAAAGAGCGTTGGCGAAGTCGCAGAAGTTTCTGTCAAATGCAAACATTGTGAAGCATCTAACGAAATTGAAATTAACTTAGATGAAATAGAAGTTAATAAAAAAGAGCCGTTGCCTGATAAGGTAATGCTAACAGATAAAATTGGTATTATCCCACGTTATATTTCAGCCGCCTCTTTAGGCGTAGATGTTGGAGATGATGTTAATGATATGTTTTCATTTTATATTAGAAGCGTAATTGAAAGCATTTTTGATGAGAATGAAGTATATCCAATTTCGCAAACAAGTAAAGAGGATTTAGACGAATTTATCAATAGTCTTAATCGAGAGCAAATGAGCAAGATCGAAGAAATTATTGAATGCGCGCCAAAGCTTGAAAAGGAAATACAATTTAAATGCGTTAAGTGTAAAAAAGATAATACATATGTTCTTTCAGGCGCAGAGAGTTTTTTCTAGTATGCCTCTCTCATGAGTCTTTGTTTAATTATTATAAGACCAACTTTGCTTTAATGCAACATCATAAATATAGTTTAACAGAACTTGAGAATATGATGCCATGGGAGAGGGAAATTTATATTTCCTTATTACTTGAATGGATAAAAGAAGAGAACGAAAAGCAGAAAAATCAATAAAGATATCTATATAAATATAATATAGATGGAAACGCCAAGTAATACTAATAATAATACTAATAATAATTCTATTATAGGCCCTATAATTGCTTCTTTACAGAAAGAATTTATAAGTGGGCTTAATGAATTAAAGGGTATTGGTATAGCAACTTTAAAGAAAAGTGTTGCCAATAAAATTGAAACAAATACATTATTAAGTAGTGGTAATAAATTACTTGAGTTCATTGCTAGTGATAATCAAAAAAATGTTGATGCTATCAAGGATTTACAAAAGGATTTATCGGCATCATCTAAAAGTTCTATAGCCGCTATTAAAGAACAAAGTGAAGAATTCCAAGGGTCTATAGATAATTTATCAAAGGTTGTTAACCAACCCTCAATAATTAAAGAAACTATAGTTAATAATGATAAAGAAACTATAGTTAATAATGATGATAAAGAAACTATAGTTAAGCCTGCGCCGCTACCTAAAATGTTTACTGATAGGGCTTCTTTATTTAATGCGCCCAAATTACTAGATCCTGTTGCACAGGACAGAGGCCTTAAAGTTCTAAAAAAGATAGCCGAAGGCAACGGGCTTTTAAATGCAAATGCAGAAGAGCTAAAATCAATATCTTTACTAACTAAAAAAGCTAATAAGACTGAGAGCGACAGTTTTAGTTTTGAAAAAATGATGGCTAGGAAATTGGCTTTAAATAAAAAAGAATCCGAAGCCGAAGCCGCTAAAAAAGGACAAAGTTCAGGCAAGATGGTTAAAGAATTTATTAAAGATAACGGATGGCTTACTAATATATTAGGTTCTTTATCTTTAATAGGTGGAGTGATTGTTGGCTTTGTTGGCGAAGTGATTAGAAAAATAAAATCATTTAAAATTGTAAAATCAATTCTTAAAATTTTCGAACCAGTCAAGAATTTCTTTAGCGCTATTGGAAAAGCTTTTCGCTCTGCTGCTTCTACTTTCAGCAAAGCGTTTGACTTTATAAAACCCGTATTCAATTTCATTAAAGGGCTTGGGTCAGGCGGAAAAATTTCAAAATTCTTCAGTGCTATCTCTAAGTTTTTTAAAATAGGTATTAAAATTGGAGCAACTCTAGCCAAAAGTATTCCGATTATAGGCCAAGTTATAATGATTATTGAAGGTCTTGTTTTTGGAGTCATGGGCGCCTTTAAAGGTTTTACCGAAACTGAAGGTAATATTATTCAAAAAATCGCCGGAGGACTTATTGGATTTATTAAGGGTGCGATTGAAGGTGTCTTTGGCGGACTTATTAATCTAGTGATAGACGG